CTCATTTTAGCATGGGGTTGCTTCCTGGCGTCAACAGGAATCGGCCGGATTGACGATGTGCGGGTCGGAGCCTTTAAGGTCGCTTTGACCTCCGCAGAAATAGCCTCGTGTGAGTGCCGGCATTTCCCAGACGACTGCAACTTACACTTCCCCAACGCATGGAAGAAGTAGCAAGGAGCTGTCTTGGGAGTAATACTCACCGGAGTGGAAACAATGGAATTGGACACATTATTTATTTCACTCCAAGTTGACGAGGCGAACACCCACTCAAATGTTCGCCCACCTACCACAGTCAACTTGGTACGGTCATGCGTAGTGTAGCAAACCACAATGTAATCAATCTTGTGGGTGCTAATATAATAAACGCGAGGTGGTTCGGCCTTTGACTCAGAACAAAAGACGTTTGGAATAGACGCATGGTCGTACCACTTCGGAAGTTTAAACACTACGGATTGTACAGATGTTCCTCGACACATTGCGGCCACCGTCGGCAACAATGTAGAGCCTAGCCGAAGTATCGGCTTCTCTGTAGCATGGCTGATTCCTCCCCATGGTACGTCGACAAACACTATGTCTTGTTCGCAAGCTCCAGTTTTAAGGTCACCTGGGCTGTTAGCACAGATGACTGGCAACCTCGCATGCAACGCGACGTTGCGCTGGAGCAACAAGAACCGTTCGGGATCCATTTCAAAGCTTGAAACTGGTAGAAACTGCGAGAAAGCAATAGTGTCTGATCCAGCGCCAGCGGCGCAATCACGGACGGCACGAGCGTTCGGATTTGCAGCACAAATGGCCTGAGCGACGTCGCGTGCTAAAGCATGCGGGGTCATTGAATACTCAGAGACAAAGTCTAAATGAAATGGTTTACCTACCAGTGGTGAATTCCGCAGCAGAGCCTCCAACTTAGGAGGAACGTACTGCCCAACGACAGGCGGCGGGACGGTGCCAAGCACGGTACCAACCAACACGCCAGGGGGGGCAATAGGGCATACGAATTTCAGTGGTAGCAGATCCTTGATATCGGTTAGGTTATCAAGATGCGCCTCATACGCAAGGATCTCTTGTCCAGACAGGCCAAGCATAGCAGACGCAAGGCCCAATTTGGCTTCCCGATCTAATATTTCATCGCATTCTCCATCGACACGGAAAGAATACGATTGATACTTCTCATCAGCGATACGGCCACTCGGAGGCAATAATCGCATAATCATAGCGCACCAGCGGCCCAAAATTGGGGTGCTGATATCTGTCGCGCTATATCCTAGAGCCTTGTTGTATAAGGCAACATTGGGGTTGAACGGCTGGAGAACACCAGCGAAAACGTGCAACTTAACCAATTGCCTCGGTAAATCCGCCATATTGCCGGGACTAACGGCAGGACATGGATATACACGAGCTAGAAAGGAAGTAGGACAATGGCTTGGAACCGCGCGAGCTTTGAGCCGTAGGCCCAGATCCTCACAAACTAAATTGTAGGATCTTTCAGTCGCATCGGCTGATATGCCGTCGTCGCCACCGTAGATTCCGAGAGAGGTGAATGCATCTTTCGGATTCTTGCCATCCTTGCGGTACACACAGTACGCGACAAAGGCATTATCTACGGTGTTCATAACTGAGGTGTCTGCGCTCCCAGACAACCGCGAACCACCGATTTCATAGCGTACACCAGTGGTGG